ATGGCAGCTTTTGTATTTAGGAGAAGTCTATGATAAAGAAGTTATGGACCTGGTTTGTAGCAGCAATAAAAGAAACGCTTAACCTTAGTTGGACTTTGGTTGGTTTAGTTATTGCTACGCTTACACTTACTGGTTCTGCACAACAAATTACAGGACTTGCGACTATAATTACATTAGCAGTATGGTTATTAACCATAAGTTTCAGAAAGGAATAGTTATGGAATGCTGTGGTGGTGGCTGTTGTGGCGGAAAATAAGTGCTGCACAACCATTAATGAAAATGGTACGCATATAACAATATGCGACTGCGAACATGGAGGTATAGGTGAAACTAACTGTAGTTAGACATCAGTTCGGAACTGATGCGACCAATGGTTTATTGTTTATTGATGGTGTATTTGAATGTTATACACTAGAAGACCAGTATCAAGCGGTAAAAGTTATGCATGAAACTTGCATACCTGAAGGAACATACGATATAAAGTTTAGAAAAGAGGGTGGATTTCACACTAAATATGATAAGAAATACAAGAATGCACACCATGGAATGTTGCATTTACAGGATGTTCCTAACTTTACTTACATACTTATTCATTCAGGGAATACTGATGAACATACATCAGGTTGCATCCTGACAGGTGAGACACAACAAGACTTAGATATGGGTAAAGATGGGTTTATCGGAAGAAGTGCTGTGTCATATCAAAAAATGTATAGGAAAGTTGCTAATCAATTACTACAAGGTAAGCCAGTACAAATAGAAATCACAACTATTGACAAGCTGTTTAAACAACCAGTAGATAACAAAGCTAAAGACCATGTTGTATTAGCTGATACAGTGTATGAAAAACTACAAGAAATAAATGGCAATGTATTACAGACAAATGCAATGTTAAAAGGTAGATTAATACGATAATGTTTGAGAGATTTAAAAGAAAAAGAAACTCTGATGGGACATTCAAGAAGGATGTGGCGTGGACCCCTTGGAACGAAGCATGGGAGTACAAAATGTCTGATGATTTAAAAGACATGTTAGAGCGTACTGCTTGGACCTTCATTGAGGCCTTCATTGGTGCGTTAACTATTGCACCTTTAGTTGGTATTGAAGCCGAAACAGTACAACTTGCTGCATTATCAGGTGGTGCTGCTGCATTAGCTGTTATTAAAGCATACGCTAAAAAGCAAATTGGCGGTTCTAACGCACAAAAAATATCTAAGTAAATACTTAGGTAATTCAATACTTGTTTTAAACTAGGCATATATATAGAAAGAGGTGGAATATGCCTAGTAAAAACAATAAGAAAAAGAAAACAGCTGTTCCTGTAGAGAATGCTAACAATTTTTATAAAGCAGGATGGCAACCTTCTATCGATATAGACCCTAATACAGGTAGAGGTGAAGTTGTACATGTTGGGACTAACCCTAATTATGAAAACGACTTCGATAAAATCATTGAAAAATGGGGGTTCGACCCCAACATCTATGAGATAGATGGTATCTTAAAAGTTTCTTCCTGGAATGCACAGTTAAAAGGTGGTATTGTTGAGACTTTTCACGCATTTAAAGGAACTATACGCAGAAAATCTGCAACTCACGACAAACATTACAACGCATTGTTTAAACAGGCAGTAAAGAAGCCGCCATTAACGAAGCGTAATCTATTTGGCGGTGATACAGCGATGTTATTTATGATGAGTGACTGGCAACTCGGAAAGGACGATTATGGAGTTGAAGCTACAGTAGCTAGATATGATGTTGCATTACAAGATGCAGTCAAGCTGCTAAAGAACTACAGAAAAATGGGAATGCAGATAGATGAGATTTATTTAGTAGGAATGGGCGACCTTACAGAAGGGTGTAGTAAATTCTTTTACGACAGTCAGCCACACAATGTTTCTCTCAACCTTTTGGAGCAATACTCATTAGCAAGAGCTATGATATTTAAAACAGTAGAGACATTCTTACCTCATGTAGATAAGATTATATTGACTGGTGTGCCAGGGAACCATGGTGAAATGACTAGAAGTGGTAAAGGCCAGGTGTTATCTAACAGATTAGACAACTCAGATACCATGCATTTAGAGATAATGGATGAAATATTTGCTGCTAATAGAGTAAGATACAAAGATGTAGAGGTAATTGTTCCCGAAGGATATCACTTAAATTTAGAGATTAAAGGTAAGAAGACTGCGTTCACACATGGCCATATGACCAGTGGTAGTGGGAATGCAGAGGCTAAAATAGAGGCTTGGTGGAAGGGTCAGATGTTTGGTTTCTTGCCAACAGGTGAGGCACAGATACTTATAACTGCACATTATCATCACTTTCGTGCTAAAAATCAAGGAGACAGGCACTGGTTTCAATGCCCATCTCTTGATAAATCCATAGACTTTACTCAAAGAAGTGGTTTATGGTCACACCCTGGAGTGCTGACCCTCTTGATAAATGACAGAGGGCCTAGCTTTCCAGTCATTGTTTAAACAGCTAGCAATAAGCTAACGATTAAAGGGTATTGCAGCAATACGCTCAATAGGTACCTTCACTCCCTTACTTCTATTGTCATCTCCTCCTCTAACAAATCCACTTTCGTGGTATATTTCTCTTGCTAGATTTTTAAGGTCTTCAACTAATACGAAGTAAGTAGCTATGCACTGTTCGTTTTTATCGACAAGCATCAAGGCCCAGTAAGTAGAAGTTGTAGCTGCTATCCCACTATCCTCCCAGTTCTCATCGATATCTTCTTTGCCGAATGGAAGATAACTAAATTCAACAAAATGATTTTTTGTATTCTCCCATATATGCCTTTCAGATTTTATTTCAACTTGATAACCTATCATAAAAGTGTCAAACAACTTCTCCATTGCTACACCTTTGCTATAGTCTCTATCAAATTTTTTATTTCGTTCTGTCATTTGTCCTCCAACATTTACTAGAACTATTCCAATGGTGGTTACCATCGTTGTAGTAAAGCCAGGCCGCATATCTTGTGCTAACCCTGGGGTCGTATCTACTACCTTGTATATTTAATTTATCCGAAAGCCAGGCCCAGGTGTCATCGTTAAATTGCCACAATCCGATGTCCCTGGTGCCATTGCGATTAAGGCCTACAGCCTTGGGCCTTCCACTGCTTTCGCAGTATATAATTAAAAGAGCCTGCGGAATATCCTCTTCTTTGAAGTATTCAGTGACTAAAGGCTCCCATTCAATTACATGTTCTATCTTCTCTTCTTGCCTAATGCAATCAACAAAAGACATTATGCTTTCGGGTGTCTCGTTTATGGGAACAAGACATAAAGGGAGAATGCTAGCTAAGAGGTTGAACATTGTTCTTCCTGTGTTGCTCGGCCTTCCTAATAGATAAATCTACTAAGTAAGCCCCGCATTCTCTCTTCTCTTTTTTCATGGAGCGTAAGTCTGATACATAATCTACATACACTCCACAATAATAATTGCCATCGTTGTCATAGAATGTGGGTTTTGTTGCAGGGCATTTGCCCTTCATCTTACATTCTGTAGATGGCATAGAAGGTATATCAAAATTGTGGTTTGGATATCTCTTCTTTAATTTTTTTATTAGCTTATCAACTTGTAAGCTAGGTTGCTCTAAAGCCAATGCTCGGGAACAGCCTTCTCACCCTTGGCCCCAATGTAGCCGCCCCATCCGCAGCCATTGTTGTTCGGGTTATACTTGCCATTCTGTTGACACATAAAATCGGGCAATCTTTTTATGCCGCTACCTTCGGGGGCCTCGGCCTTCTTTGCTCTCATATCTTCTATGTCATCACCCTTGTTGCATCCAGGGCATAATTTAAGTTCATCTGTCTTATCTATTACGCCTTGTTCAAACACATCGCCTAGATTATCCATAAGGCCTGAGCCTTCTGATGCCTGGAACTCTACAAACAAATCCATAAATGCATCGTAGTCTTGTTCAGTCCACTTAGATACATCTGTTTCATTATTAGTTTCTTTCCAATTATTCCATGCGATGTCTTTTAATTTCTTGCGAACATCTTCGTTAGGTTCGTGGTGGGCAAGGCCTGCACGAAGTCTATTCAACATATCGCTTGGGTCCTCATCCAGGAACTTCGTTGGAACTTCTTCCTTTGGCTTTGGCTTTGGTTGTGGTGCAGGTGTTGTATCTGCATAGTGTTCTTCTTCTGAAGTATCACCAGTCCACAACTCCAGGCCTATGCCTAGTCTCATGCAGCATCTTTTAATACCATCAGAAACAGCAAGTTTAAGCATCTCGCTCTCTGTAATATTTCTATTGACTGCATTCATATCAACATCACCTACTTCTTGTATGGTCTGTTCTGTTGATTTAATATACAATGTGCATGCTGCTCCAATGATGCCATTGTCTTTGCCTCTAACAACTTCATAGGTGAAGTCATACCCTCCAGGTATCACATCTACTAACCTTTGTGTGTAAATGTGGTGCGGCACATATTTTCCAAACTTACCTTTAGGTGCATCTTTAACTACATCCTTCGGAAAGTTTTTAGTTAACGCTTTAAGCGTTTTCTCATCCATTGTTTACTCCTATCTGAACTCTCCAACCCATCTACGATAGTTGTTAAAGTTCTTCTTTGCGTTCTTATTTTTAATGCAGAATTGCCACCATGTTGCGAAGTCACAATAACTTGTATCCCACTTCTCGTATGGCTTGCAATTCTTATTCCACTTTTTGTGGTGTCGGCATGGATAGCCTTTACCAAAAAAAGTATATGCAGGGTTTCTTGGTAATGTCTTTGGCATTACTTCTCCAATATTTTGTATACCCTTGCAACACTAATTTTCAAAGTCTCCGCAATCTGCTTGACTTTAATCCCATTGTTTAAACAATCAGTGATGTATTGCTTGCGTATATCTCTCTTCTCTGCGGTCATTCTCTGCAGTCTGTTTATCTCTGCTTGAATGCCACGAAGATTATTCATTACTATAACACTCTGCTCTGTCATATTTTAATCACCTCCGCATCTTCTATACTTGTATCTAGCACTTGGCATCCATCGATGTTGTTGATATAACCTCTGAAAAAGTTTTCTCTTTCAACTGCGTTATATCTTGAAGTGCTGTCAATTATGACTGAGATATTTAATACCTCTACTTTATTCTTCTTCTTCTCCGCTTTCGGCATCTTTATTTCCTCCTACTAATTGTGTGTCGAATGCTATGGCGAACTCATCTAGTAATGCATTCGCCTTGGTTGCGTTGGGTGGCTTTAGTTTACCAAAATAAATTTGGCTACCACCGCAAGCATTTGCTAATTCAATAGCCCAATTTTTTATACTTGCGGGGTCGTTAAAGTTAAGCCTAGGGCCTGGCATGTTGCCTCCTATTCATTTAATTACTTGCTTATACTGGTTCTACTACTGTTTGATAAAGTTTTACCATAAAATAGTTTGAACCTGTGTCTTTGAGTTCACGAACTTTGGCCTTAGCCTCATCTTCATTGTCGAACTCCCACATCATGACACTGCTGTCAAAAATGCTTACACTTTTCACAATGTATTTCATACTCATAGTTTAACCCCTATTGAAAATTAAACAAGTATTGATGACTATTCATCTTCTTGTTTAAACAGCCTGCGGTTATGAACTTTCTCATCACTTTCGGCTTTCAATTTCTGTCCCATAGTTCTATGGTTTGTTTGAGTGCCACCTTTTTTGTTTGAAGCGGCTCTCCTTCTTGAGGCTCTGTTTGTCATTTACTCTCACCATCCCAATATGATTTCTTACCTGTCATAATGTCTTCACGATAAAACTTTGTGTAAGAATATCGTAAAGTTATCTTTCGATTGAATAGATTGAACAAAGTAAATGTTCTACTGCCTCGTTCAGTTGTCCTTGGCATCTTGTTTCACCTCCACTGCTTTTACTTCTAGTCCACCTTGAAGTTCTAAGATAAAACCTTCTTCATTCTTGCCTAGAATGTCGAAGTGTTGTAACACTGTTGGTTCCTCTAGCTCTTCTGTAGTTTGCTTTTTAATTGCATTGTCCTTGCTATCGAACATTATCCATTTCACATTACCTTGGGTAAATGTGTTTAGGTTGAACTCAAAACATATAGACACCACTTTGGCATCTGCTATTTCTTTATAATGGGCCATCATCATCCTCCTCTAAGAGTATCTTGTTGATAGCTCTTTTAATTATTTCTTCTTGTTCTAGCTTTAGTCTTTTGTCTTCTCTCTCTAGTTTTAGTTCTGAATACATAAGCCACAATGACATTACTGTCATCGTGCATGCTACACCGAACATGAACATCAAGAGAAGTCCTTGCCAACTAAACATTATTCCTCCTTGTTTAAACAATGAGATTGACTGGCTCACTCGAACCAGTCGTTCTCACCATCACCTTCTACTACATCGATGCTTAGGATTTCTTCTCCTGTTTGCTTTGCATCATTTTCATTTGCCCACATGGTCATAAAACGATTAGGCTCATTCAATGCATCTTGTCTTGCATCAAACAATTCGTTCTCTTTCATTGGGTATTGGTATTTGTATGTCACTACCTTTGTAACCTGGAAACTAATCTCCTGGTCATTGGGTAGCGTATCTGCTTGTTCTACCAAATTTAGCTCCTTTACATTCTTGTGATAACACGAATGTGTCCCACTCTTTTGTTGCTTTGTCCCCATCAACACTTCCGATTTCTTTGGCCTTAGCTATTGCTTTGGTCAAGCTATCGAATGCACTCGGGTGAATAAGAACTTTCCTGTCCTCATCTCCATCAAGGGCTACCTCTAACCATACGCTGTATTCGTTAAGGGTATATTCTGCCCCATCTTTTATCTCATTTAGTCCTGGCATAATGCCTCCTTATAATTTAGTGCCTTGTTTAAACAATTAGTCAAGCGGGGAAGCAAGGCAATTCTTCCCCGAATGACTTTCCCTGTTAGGGTTAGTTAACTACTCGGGCGTGTGTTACATCGCTTAGTAGTCTTATCCATGTAATGAACTCTCCGCTTTCTAGATAGTCCAGTACTGGTTGAAGAGTTGTATCTTCTAACCATGCTTTTCTGAATGGAATGTCAATAAGTTTGATTTGTTTGAAAACAAAATTGTCTTCTAACTTATTGTCGTTTGCAACTAACCTACTCCTGTCGATGTAAGTTACTACTGCTCCGAATACTGGGTCGATTTCATCTTTTTTATCATCCCAATTCCATGTTATATTATCGATACCTAACTGTCCGCTGCTTGCTTTGCTGATAGTTTGAACATGAATTTCAAGCATCTCCTCGCATCCATAATGGTTGCAATGGTGATTTATTTCCTTGATTTCTAGCTCTGTATCGCTCTCGCTTGTTAGTACTGTATCACTAAACACCTCGCTAAAGAACCTAACCTGAATTTCTTGGCCTTCTCTTAGGTCATTTACTTTTAGTGCCTGTAGATACTTTGTAATTTGTTCAAGGTCTGTCTTGAACTGTTCTGCAACTTGCATTGCATCATCTCTACTGTGGTCACTCATCGTGCCTCCTTTACTCTCTATCTGTAATTAATTTTAATTTATTAATTACTTCTTCTATCGATGCATCTACTTGCGATGCATCTGTATCTATCATTAATATTTCTTCTGAGATACAATCGAATAAACCTCTGCTGATTTTTTCTTTTGTATATCTCATTCCGATTTCTACTGTTGTAGTCATCTTGCCTCCTCTATTCTTATTGTGTAGTAATTATCCTTGTGATAACTACTATAAACCTCACTGTTTAAACAATGAGGTCTAACTAGTTACACTAGAATGGCGAACCATCGGGATAATCTTCTTTGAAGTTTTTCTCAAAGTTTCTCTCCCATTGGGCGTACTCTAATACTTCCTGCCTCTCTGAACTAGATAGCTTACTCATGCTCACAAATTCATGGTCGTGTGCATTGTGTCCACTCTTAGCCATGTTGGCGGGTAGGTTATCTGTATAAACGAAGTCTGTTCTAAAATGCTCCAACTTGCAAGCCTTCGGATTTGGCCACCTGTACTCGGTAGTTATTCCTATCTTTGCTTGTTGGTTAGTCCATATTTCGATTGCATCTGTTGCACTGTCTGCATTGACTTTAAATACATCTGTATAATTACTAAAGATGCATTTTGCTTGGATGATATAGATATCCATCTTGCCTCCTCTGATTGTGTACTTACCTTGTGTAAGTATCTATGACTGCTCGCTGTTTAAACAAGCAGTCTTAGATATCTACTGATAATCTTTGCGTAGTCTCTCGGGTAACTCTACAACTGTAGAAGAACCGCAAGCCATGCATCTAAAATTGTCTCCAACTTTTTTGTAGACTGCAATGGATACTCTCGCAATAAGTCCCCATCCTTGTGCTAAGGATTTGTCGCTAGCACCTGGGCAAGTCTCTGCACCTGTGCATCGAACCGCAACTGTAGTTGAACCCTTGCCTGTTTTATCTTCTATCATTTTGCTATGTGGAAGATATCCCAAATTCTCAATGAAGTCTTTAATCATCAAAGTGAACCTCGGGCCTGCAACTGTAGCGGTTGGCTTACCCTCGGCTCCTAAATAATTCTTGATTATTCTTGCGAACCTTGGGCTGTGGCCTGTGCCACTTGGTAACATTGCATGAACAACTTCATGGGCAACTACCTGGGCGGTCTCAATACATTCAACAAGGTTACTCGCACCTAAAGTAGGTTTGATAAAGATTTCTCTAAAGTTACCTTGTGAATGGTTTTCGTAGTGACATACTCCGATTGCTGAACCACCTGCACCATTCGGCATAAAACCGATGGATAGTTTGATATTTTCTCTCGCTACTGCGGGCTGATACTCTTCTTCTACTTTGTTGTAGATGAAGTCTGCAACTTCGTTAAGCCACTGCTCACGATTGCCTTCGTAAATTTTACGATGGTCTTCGTGTACTGGATTTTCTGAAAGTAATTCTTTCATTTTTTGCCTCCTATATTTTTTGTGTATATATCAACATTAGTTGAATAATGTCGGATAGTCAATTAATAACTACCTATCTACTCACTGTTTAAACAATGAGTAGTTAGCTAATTACTTTTTCAATTGAATTTCTGATAGTGGTTTTGGTTTGAAATGTATATCTCTTTCGATTTTCATTCCAAAAGGTAGCTCGATTGTCTCTAATTCTTCTAAACTAAAATATCCAAATTCAAAAAAATCTCCATCAACTGCACCATAAAATAATTTTTCTTCGCTATCGTATTCAATCGCATACCATGTCCATGAACCTATTGGGTTAAAAAACTTAGCGTAAACTATTTTGTCCTCTTGTCCATCAGTTTCATATAACTTTGGTATTTTATTCTCAATTTCTTGAGTTAGTAATTTCATTCTTTGCCTCCTATAATCTTGGTAATTATTTAATTACCTTTGAGGATGCTTGTTTAAACATCCTCTAAGCTAACTAAATTAATCTTGCTGATATCTATGCTTTTCAATCAATTTGATTAAATCTTCATTGAAAGAATGGGCGTTGCTATCTTCCATAGCGTAAACAAATACTGTAGCAATTAAGCTCGGTGACCACGCGAATAATTTTGATAAAGTAACTCCCAATTTACTTTGGGCTGTTATTAAATCATCATCGCTAATAGTGTCAAGATTTCTGAGCGTCCAAACAATCTCGTTAAATTCGTCTGTTCTCTCAACGCATCTATCTATTATTTGTTTTTCTAACTTTATATTCATATTTCTTTCCTCCTATAAAAATGCACCACGATGATGCATTTTATAAAGGGGGCTAGAAAGATTGTGCGGCCTGTCTGCTGTTGGCTCCCTCGCGTAAAGTTGGCTTGATATCGTAGAACCCTGGGGCTGCTAGTTTGATGCTATCTCTCTAGCGTTTTACCGATTGTCTCAAGTTTCCTTAGCTTAGATTTTTCGCTTATGAGGTTGAATTTAAAAGTCTCCTTCAGTGGCCTACTTTGTTTCGGCTAATCGGTTAGCCTGGTTACACCCTGGCATCTAGTTTTTCCGATTATCATTCTTTGGGCTGTATCCTGGGGCCTTATGCCTCTCTCCAGGTATTTAGTTGAAACACCCTCCGAATGGTTTCTGTTCTTGCTCATTTTCCAGGGCTATTATCTGAAGGGCCTGGCCCCCTCTCTTTTGTGTATGTATATAGTCAAGCAGGTTTCCTCTATCCTGTCAACAACTGTTGAATAAATAGATAAAAAATATATGTGAAGAAACCCAATGAATAAAGGGTATTTCGGGGGGCTGAAAAAAAACTTTAGAAATTAGAAAAAAACTTTTTCATTTTAGTGCAAGATTTGGCCGAAGACTTTTGAAGAGGCGGGCTGATAAAATGTTACTTGTAAATCAATCGGGGGGTACTTGTTTAAATTTCTATCCTATTACTTTTTAGACTGTTTAAACAATGCAACAATCTTAGGTTATATATGCTGTATTCTGTAACAAAATAACAATTATATTTGGTAAAAACTACCAATAAAAACAGGGGGAGGTTAAATGTTGGGTGTCACTTATTTATATGTGTACCCTCTAAAAATATACTGTTAACTTCTAGTAAAACTACCTCTGTTTCTTTACTGTAGTAATGTTTCTTAAATAAGATATATAGTGGTTCTTACCCTGTGCTACGCCCTCCCAAACCGAATTAAATCCATATCGCAGCATTTAAACAAATGTAGAATAATAGCCTTTTACGCTAGTTACCATGGTCAGGCAAGTCCACTTTAATTTGTTTCTTATCGAGTAGATTGTTCTTAATGCCTGCAATCTACTGTGTTTGTAATGTAACAATACCACATTAAAAATGTATTACAATTATTTAGGGTATGTTTTTTGGTAGTGCCTCCTTACTGAAAAGCTACCCCATTAAATCTAAAGTATGTTATGATTATTACAGATAGGTAACAAAGAAAACCCTCAAAGGTTTTATTCATTTGTTCCTCCTTTCTATTGTGTATATTAGAGCATAGGCCTCGGGCAACCGAGGTCTTGTTCTTTTATGATAGTATTGAACCATGACAGATATTCATGTACGAGATTGTGACAACTGCTTAAACCCTTTTTGGGAAGATGCCTTAGAAGAAGGCCTATGTGAAGCATGTCAGGAATATAATTTATAAAAAAAAAATTTTTTTACCCACCATTAAAACGACAACGAATTATATTAAGTACACCAGGTAAAGTGCCTGGGGCGTTGTATGGGGATATAACGCTAGATATGAAATAAATATCCATATCTAAAATTAGAAAAGAAAGAATGCTTTTCATATAGGACATTGTTCAGTATGGATTTGTGTACATTTCATTTTCTTTCATAACAGTTTGGACACTGTACGACAGAACTCCACTTCGGTGGAGTTTTGTGTTATTATGATTAAAAGATATAAGGAGATTTAAGTGCCAAAAGGAATTGGATATCCAAAAGGTATGCCTAAGAAAAAAAAGAAAAAAGGTTCTAAGAAAAAAGGATACTAATGGATGCTTTTTTAGTATTGGTATGTTTTATTGGTATTAATGCATTAGCATGGAATTTAATCAAGAAAGATAAAATATAATGGCCGAATACCAAGGTAGAACAGTCACGCTTGATAAACCTTCTAGGATTAGTAAGGGTGAACCTGGCTTTGGTCGTAAAAAGTTTAAGGTCTATGTCAAAGATGGTGACAAAGTAAAGAAGGTTATGTTCGGTGACCCTAACATGGAAATTAGAAAAGATAATCCTGAAGCAAGAAAATCATTTAGGGCTAGACACAAATGCGATACCGCTAGTGATAAAACTACCCCTAGATATTGGTCTTGCAAGATGTGGTAGATAATGGCCAAGATACCTGAAGCTGCACTAACTAGCTTAAAGAAAAAAGCAAAAGAGAGTGGTATATCGTTAGCTACATTAAAAAAAGTTTACAAAAGAGGCCAAGGTGCCTATTTATCTTCAGGTTCCAGGAATGTCAGTATGGCCGCCTGGGCAATGGGTAGAGTAAATAGTTTTATCAAAGGTTCTAAAAAACATGACAAGGATTTACGATAATGAGTGCTAAGAGAACACAACCATATAGATTTGGTGTTCCTGCTAAATATACTGCAGGATTATCCCCTGCTGCAGCAAAAAGAAAAGCAGCAGAAATAAAAAGAACAGCTAAAGCCTACAAGTCAGGAAAAAAAGTAAATGTTAAAGCTGTATCTAAGTCACGAGCTAACGCAGGTAAGAAAAAAAGAAAATAAGGTTTGTATGAAGGTAGCATGCCCTAAGTGTGGTATACCGCTAATATACGATAATGACAAGGTTAAAATGACTTGTTTAAACAAGCAGTGCGAGGGTTATAGAAAATGAGTAAAGTAAAAGTATGTTTTGCACAATCATGTCATAATGTTTTAAAACCACCTGCAAGAAAATTTTGTTCACCAAAATGCTCAAAAGCATATCACAATAAAAAATATTACGCACAACAACAAGGTGCAATCTATGAACCTGAACACGATGGTAAACCAGTTGCAGAACCTAATGTACAAAAAAGAAGAGGTGAAGTATATAACAAACTTATAGAAAAGAACTTAGGACCTCTAATACTAAAAGGAGATTTAAAAAAACAAGATGCTGCTGAGTTATTAGGTTGTACTAAAGCTGCTTTGTCTTATGCATACGCTGCTTGGGTAGAAGATATGGAGACAAAAGAAAAAGCAGAAAACTGGACTTTACCTGCTAAAGCAGAAAAATCATTAGCCGATTTTAAAATATTTAGAGATAGATACTTTGAAACAGAACAAGGTAAACCTTACGAAACACCTGAGTTTCACATTAGATGGATTAAATCTATTTTAAAGGCCATAGAAGAAGGTGGACAGCAGATGATACTATCTCCGCCTCGACATGGCAAGACAGACTTACTAATTCATTTCGCAGTGTGGCTCATAATCAAGAACCCTAATGTTAGAATATTATGGGTAGGTGGTAATGAGGAGATAGCTAAGAACGCAGTAGCTTCAGTAATCGACCAACTAGAAAATAATGAAAAACTCATCGAAGAACTTTGCCCACCTGGAAGAAGCTTTAAACCAACTAGCAGAGCAGGAAAAGCGTGGTCGCAGAGTGGGTTTACTGTTGGTACCAGGACTGTTACTGGTATTAAGTCACCTACCATGGTTGGTATTGGTAGGGGCGGAAAAATATTATCCCGAGATTGTGACATCATTATCGGAGATGACTTGGAAGACCACTCATCAACTATGCAGCCAGCTTCCCGAGAAAACACTAGAACATGGTGGACTACAACATTGTCAAGTCGTAAAGAGGAACATACAGCCTTAGTCGTAATTGGTTCAAGACAACACTACGATGATTTATATTCTCATCTACTAGACAACGAAAGTTGGAACACAATAGTAGAAGAGGCACACGATACTGGATGTACTTTACCTGAATGGAATGATGAGGCCCATGTTGATTGTATGTTATGGCCAGGTAAAAGAACTTACAAGTGGTTAACAGGCCGAAAGTCTGCAGCAGAAACTACAGGTGGTAGAGCTATATACGAAATGGTTTATCTTAATGTAGCAATGCCTGATGGTATGGCCTTATTTGATAGCGTAGAGATAGATAGTTGTCGAGACCAAAGTAGAGATATAGGCCAAGTTCCTCCAGGAACAAGACTAATTGCAGGACTTGACCCTGCTTCTACTGGATACCAGGCTGCATTTTTGTGGGCCTATGACCAAGCATCAAATAAACTTTATATGGTTGATATGGAAAACTCTTTAGGTGGTGGTATTCCACAGGCCTTAAAGATTATGAAAGATTGGTTTGTTAAATACAATCTTGCACATTGGGTTATTGAAGAAAATGGTTTCCAACGAGCTATAAGACAAGACCAATCAATTCGTGAATTTGCAGGAAAACATGGTATATTTTTAGAAGGAACGCAGACTTATTCTAATAAGCACGACCCAATATTTGGTGTGACTGCTATGAGACCATTGTTTGCAGAAAAGTTAATTTCTTTGCCTTATAATGGATTTGAGGCACAAGAAAAGGTAAACTTATATAAAAGTCAGCTAGTGTACTTCAGCTCTGCTCAAAACAAAAGTAGAACTGTAGGACAAAAGTCAGACTTAGTTATGGCAAGTTGGTTTCCTATGAAGACAATTCGTAGGTTACAGAAGGAAAGACTTGCTACAATGGGACTTGAATACGAACCTAGTTTTGGTGGGTATGAAGGTAGTAACATAGATATTGACAGTTGGAGATAATGAAAACAGCAGATGAAGTTTACAGCAGGGTATACGAACTAAGAAGTTTACATGCTGATGTCGTAGCAGAAAAAGATAAAATCAGAGCAATTATGAATGGTGGTGCTGATGGTATAAAAGCATTACTTGGTAAACAAATGAGAGATATGGATTACCAACAAATACCTGCACCTAACTTACTTCACTCCGCAATGGAAAGATTTGCACAAAAATTAGGTAGAGCGCCTGATTTAAAAGTAGATATCTTTAACGATAAAGACAGCGAAAGAGCTGCAAAGCGTGCAGAAAAACTAGAGAGAATAGTACACGCTTATGATGAACTGCAAAAAGTAGATTTACAATTACCACAAGTAGGTAGATGGTTACCAGGTTATGGTTTTGCTGTATGGGTTTTAAAAGAAAAGAAGGATGCTAATGGTATTCCTTATCCATACGCAGAAGTAAAAGACCCTTACTTATGTTATCCAGGTTATTTTGGAGAAGGCCAACAACCAAAAGAGTTAGCAGTAGTGCAAAGAGTTCCACACACAACACTAGCTAATCTATATCCAAAATATAAAAATGTAATTATGGATGAAGTCGATAGTGAATATAACACTATGGCCTATATGTCTAGTTATGATAAGACCTGGGGTAATCAAAGCGGTACAGGAAAAGTCGTAGCTGAATACTATGATGAAGAAGGAACTTATATCTTCTTACCTGAAAACAGAGTTATATTAGATTTTATTCCTAATCCTTTAAAATCAGGACCAAGATTTGTCGTAGCAAAAAGATTTGCTTTCGACCAAATGCAAGGCCAGTTCCATCATGTGATTGGACTAATGGCGAATATGGCAAAGATAAATGTTCTATCTGTCATTGCAATGGAAGATGCTGTGTTTACAGAAACCAACATCATCGGTGAGATAGAAAGTGGACAATATAAGAAAGGTAGATTATCGGTAAACTACTTAACTCCTGGTAGTCAAGTAATAAAACCAACTAACAATCTTCCCTATCAGTTGTTCCAACAGATAGATAGACTAGAAAGACATCTTCGTTTAGGTTCGGCATATCCAGTATCTGATGATGGACAAAGTCCTAATGCATTTGTTACAGGCCGAGGACTAGAAGAACTTGGTCAATCTGCTTCATTGCATGTAAGAGAATATCAAACAATTCTTAAAGATGCTCTAGAGCAAATAGATACTAAGAGACTTGAATGGGATGAAGTTATGTATGGTAACATGCGTAAGCCTATTGCAGGATATCGTAAAGGTACAGCATTTAAAGAAACTTATGTTCCTAGTTCTGATATTGGAGAAATGTATAAGACTAGAAGAATTTATGGTGTTATGGCAGGATTTGATGAACCACAAAAAATTATTACAGGTTTACAGCTAAAACAACAAGGTATTATCGATACACAAACTTTACAAGAGAATATGGATGGATTAGACAATATATCTCAAATACAACAAAGAATAAATTCTGAAAGAGCAGAAAATGTTTTATTTGAAAGTCTTATGGCCCAAGCTGCACAAGGTAATCCTAAGGCAACTATGGCGGCTATTGAGATTAAGAAAAATCCTCAAAACATGAATAAAATTTTAGAAAAGTTCTATACTCCTGAAGGTGAGGACATGACACCTGAAGAGCAGGCCATGGCAGCTCCGCAACAAGCAGGGCCACAAGGACCTCCTCCACAGTTAGCACAAGTTCTTGCACAAGCAGCAGCAGCTCAACAAGGAGGTGGACAAGGTGCCTAGCGAGTATGACCCAATGGTAGAAACCAATGCAGCTTTCTTCGATATGGTTAATCAGGAAGATTGGGATTTTAATTACGCAAGAGAAACAGAAATCTTTGATATAGATACTGATGAAAATTTTTTTCCAGTAGTTTATGAATACATGATACCTGGACCAATGCCTGGAGTATTTATAAAAATTAGTATGGCTCTAAGAGATGAACAACAAAAAGTAGATTTTTTAGAATTTATAAATAATCTTGGAGGTTTTCTAAATGAAGAGGATGAGAAATATGGTTAGGAAACCTGCTTCTAAAGTAGCTGCAGAAAAAGCAACAGATTTAACTACAGACCCAGGATATGCAGATTTGTATATACCTAGAAAAAAAGGCGACCCAACAGGACTATCAGGCGAAGTAAATACTATGGCAGCAGGTTTATCTGCAGATGTATCAGGTGAAGAAGCAGCCGAAGTAACAAGAGATGTACAAGTACAACCAGGAAGGCCTATGAAATTAGGAGCTGCTACTAAATTTCAAAATGTACCTATTACAAATAATTTAGCATCAGCAGGTGCAGCAGTAGCACCAAAAGACCCTACCAATATGGAAGCATACTGGATGGGCCTAATGTCTATGTTTGATGACCCAATAATTGCAGAATACTTACAACAAGATGATGCAGTTCCTCAATTGGTAGATAAAAGAAAACAAATAAAGTTTGGCGAGGATACTCGTGAGGCTTAATGGGTTATCTTTTTCTGCTTCTTTTATAGCCGATGCATTAGCAAAAGAGACACTTAATAAAGTTAACTCATATAACGCAGGCGTAAAAGCAGGACAACAAAACCCCGATTTAGCAAAGAGGTTTTCATCATTAGGACAAGCATATCCAAATGTGCCATTTCAAATGAATGCATATCAGGCTATGGCAGGTACTAATGCTGAAGATTTAGTTGCATTTAATACAGCAAGAAGAACACAAGAAATACTTGCAAAACAAAATGATTACAACTTAGACCCAATTACAAAAGTAAATCCTTTCAAAAGAAGTATCCAACTTGGAATGCTTGGACTAGATGCAGCGTTTCAACCTGTATCAAGAGGTTTTAAATCTGCAGTAGTTGCAGCACAACAAAACGATAAATCAGTATTAGGAACTGTTGCTTTAGCTACACTTGCAGGATTACCTGAAATCTTTATTGGTAGAAAAGGTGAAGGTGGAGGAGATGTTACTAGAGGTGTATTAAACACAATTATGGGTGATGGTGTTGGCGATAGTTATCAAGCAGCAAGAGATAAGTATGGACCAACACAATTAACTATGGCCTTAAACGAAAGAAGAAAAGGAAACCCACTTAACTTAGGTGCAGGTTTTATGCCAAGGTCAGTAGATTTAAGAACTACACAAGAGTATCTCAATGCAATTAGAGCAGGCGAAAGTAAAACAGTTGCTTATCAAAAAGCCAAAGAAAGATATGGAAGTAGCATTACAAGATTACACGATGCACGAGCTGACCAGTTTAAATATGAAACTAAACGAGGCCAAAAAATAAACATATCTCCTGGAAGATTAGTAGCTTCACAAATGTTAGAACCTGGAACTACAGGTTACAGTGTTGTATCAGGTGCTATCGATGGTGTATTTAGAATTGCAGCAGACCCAGTAAACCTTGCATTGATGTATGGTGCAGGTGTCAAAACAGCTATGAGAAGTATGACAGGTGCTTATGCTAAAGGAACAAAAGCTATTGACCCAACTACAACTTTACTAAAAGGTTTTTTACCAGGAAAAACAGGTGCTAGAAACAGAGCATTATATTATGGAAGAACAGTTGATGATGTAAGAAATACTAAATGGGGACAAGATTTTGGTAAAGCATTAGCTGAAGTAAGTGGTGATGAAGGTCTTGCATTTTTAAGAGATATACCAAGCTTTAGAGAATTACCAGTATCAGTGTTAAAAGTCATTAATGAAGTAGATGACCCTATTCATGTATGGGATATTTTAGATGCTGTTGCTAAAGCAGGTAATCTATCTGACAGTCAGTTTGATAATATCTTTAATGTTATAAAAGAGTATGTTCCTGCAAAAGTACAAAAGGAACTAGATAATGTTAGAGAGCTTGCAAAGAACAATACTAACTTTGGACTAGATGTTATACCTGCTAGACCTACAGTTTATGGTGAAGTATTTAATCACATAAATAAATTAATTACAGGTCAAACTACTGATGTTGCACCTTTAAGAAAACTAACAGCATTTTTAACTAAGGCTGACCCTGCACAAGGTTTACTTGGTATAGGAGCGCAAGCTAAGTTAAGTCTTCCAAAACACATGCAAAGAGCTTTTAGCTTAGTTCCTGAAACTACAGCCATGATTAGTCAGTTAGATGAAAGTGTTAAAAATATAGATAACAATCTAAGAAATGCATTTGTAGATGCTAGAACAAGAGGCCGATACATTGATGAGGCATTAAATGTTGCAAGTCAACAAGAGTTAGATGATATTGTTAACAGAGTTAATGTAAGCATATATCGTTCTGTTCAAAGAAATAATCCAGGAATAGATGTAGATGTTGATATGTTAGTAAAACAACAAGAAAACTTTAATGCACAAATGGAAGAGCTTAGAAGTTTTTTCAAAGGTAGTGCAGGTTCTTTAGCTTTCAATGGTACAAAAATAAAGAAAAGATATACCCAGTTAATTAAAGATTTAGATGAACACTTTAAACAAACAGGATTAGAAGTTAAACCTGATGATATTGAAAGATATGTATTTGAAGCTGTTCCTACAATGCATTTATTATCACAAGCATCTAATACTTTTTCAGTTATAGCAAATCCTAAAGATGTTATTCGTGCTACTAAAAGACATCAATTATTAGTTGGTAAAAAAGATACTAAGTTAAATGCATTTATGAAGAATGCAGAAATAAGTTGGGATAACAGAAAATACTTTGACATTCTTAAAATACCTAGATATGTAAAAGAAGGTGAAACATTAAGAGCGCCTGATGCTTTTGATAGCGCTTTTAACATGATACAAAATAATGTACTTAAACCTGCTTGGATGATTAGAGGTGCTTTAGCGTTAAGAATTGCACCTGAAGAAGCATTAAGAGCTGCATTCGGTGGAAAGATAAATCCATTTACATCTGCTTTCAAAAGATTATCTTTAACTTCAAATAAATATTATGACTTTTTTGGAGAAGGTAGAGCGGACCAAGTAGCACAAGTTTATGACAACACAGGTGCAATTGTACTTACAACACAAATGACACCTGACAGTATTGAGCTATTAAAAAACTTTATTGATGTAGAAGATGTCAAAAAGTTTCAAGCTATAAACTACGACAAAGCACAGAAATTAATTAAGAACAGCATGTTAGAAACTAATTACAATGGTCAAGTATCAGAGTATATGATTGATGCTGCTGTTAATGGATTTGATTTAAGACAAATAAAATTTGCAGAATTAACAGATAAAGATTTTGTTGCTAAAACTAAAAGCATTAAAGCAACATCTAAAGGGTCTATTGTGGGATATGATGGCAACACTTACAACTCTATGGGAGAAGCTTTTATAAAAGGTGGTGGATTTACTACTGATTTAGATGAAAAAAGATTTTTTGATTTAAAAACAAGAGGACCTGCAGAAGGTGATGCATTCGTATCTCCATACAAAGAAAAAGAATACAGTATTGGAAAAATAGGTGACATTGAAAGAGAAGCAAAGGCCTTAAAAATTGATGAAGCAGAATATATAAATCAACAACTAGACAATATATTTTTTGATGAAGACACCATAGGTTTATTGTCTAAAGACAAACATGTTATGGGTACATACATAGATAGCGATGGAAACTTTATGGTAGATGTTGCAGTTGGTTTATCAGGTGAAAACTCAGTATCCAATGCAGTATTTATGGGAATGAACGCATTCCAGGAAAGTGTTTATATTGCAAATAAAGAACTTGCAGAAAAAGCAGGTTTTAAAAATGCACTAGGTGATAGTGATTTAATTTATTTATACAGAAAACAAAAAGGGAAAGCAGCTGCAGATATAAATATTGATAGTGTTCTTAACAAACCTGCACTACAAGCATTGTATCCTCATAACTTTGATGCATTAAGAATTAAAGTAAGTGATGTAAAAGGTGCTATGAGAGGAATGCCTGGTGGAAGTTTCTTCAGTGCCGATGCCACATACAATGCTTCACTAGGAGAAAATGCAGTAACAGAAGCTTTAAAGACAGGTAGAAAAGACTTAATAGAAAATATGTTTATTGAGGTTCCTAAATATTTACCAACAGGAAAAATAAATCCTAGATACTGGGAAGCTCTATGGACAGAGATAGAATTATTAGCATCTGACCCTATAGCAATTAAAGTAGCTGATGTTGGTATAGATGATACTTTAAAATATTTAAGAAATGAAGGTAAAGAAACATTACAAGATTTAGTACAAAGAAGTCATAATGCTGATGACAGATTATATCTACAAAGTGATGCATCGTTAAAAGAATATTTAGAAAGTGTTCAATATAGAATAGCAAGATTGATAGGTGCAGAACATTCATTATTAGACCCAACAACAGGTGCTATTATGTCTGCTGAACAAGCAACAAGAGTAGCTTTTGACAATGGATATAAAGTACATCCAAAATTCGTATCTAATTTATCTAACAGAACTAATTCTAAAATATATGAAATGATTAGGACTGGTGGAGTAGTTGGAAGAAAAGACTGGGTAAGATATAAACAACATAATCAATTAAGAAAAGGGCCTAAAAAGGGACAAGCTAATGCTAAGTTTTTTGATGAACTAATAGATTTGTTGACACCTGAAGTAGATGCAGCAGGCCTAGGCCCACAGTCATTACCTGCAAGATTTGATGCAAAGCAAAGAGTTTCAGAAAGTGGAACTATGGTTGTTGGAGAAAAGATAGTACCTGCAGGTACAGCAGATGACATTCAATATTATGACAAAACATTCGGTGGTTATATGCGTAGCATTGACTTTATGTATGATGTATTGATATCAAAACCATCTAACAAACTAAATAGAGACCCATTATTTAGATATGCTTTTTATGAGAATGCAGTTGAACTTATGCCATTTATGGATGAGGCAACTAAATCACAGTTCTTAAAAGGTGCAGAGACTTGGGTAGATGGTAATGAAATATGGGATGATTTAATTCAAGCTGCAAAACAACCATCAGTAGAAAATACTGTAACAAGTTTAGAACAAGCAGAGATGATATTAAAGGCCAAAGCTTTGCGTGAAGTAAAAGAATTGTTTTACTCAACAGACAAAAGGCATGTAGCCTCAGAGTTGTTTAATAAATACATACCATTCCCTGAGATATGGGCAGAGGTATTTCAAACATGGGGCAAGTTAATAACAGAAAACCCACAGAAGTTTAACAAAGCAAGAATAACTGTAGACAATGGTGAAGAAGCTAAACCATGGGATAGTGAGAATGGATTTTTAGAAAGAGACCCATCAACAGGAAAACTTATGTTTAACTATGTAGATGTTTTAAATGTATTAACATTTGGTGTTGGTGGTAGAGCATTAGATGCACTTGCACAAAAAGCAGCATTCGGAGAAAATTTAGAAGAAGAAGGTGTTAGGTTAGCACTACCAGGATATGCAGGTGGACTTAACTTAGTTGCACAGAATGGTTTCGCACCTGGATTTGGACCACTTGTTACTGTTCCTATGACATTCTTTGTAGATAAAGTACCAACACCTAAGTACATTCAAGACTTTTTCTTAGGTAACTTTGGAAGAGACCTGGAACAATGGCCTGCTTGGTTAAAGAAGTTTATGACTGCTAATACTAAAGATGCAGATAGACAAGCACAGTTTGCTAATGCAGTTATGGATGCATACACAGGATTTGTATTAGCAGGTTTAGTTGACCAAACAGATGCACAATCTACTACAAAATATACAGAACTAGCAGTAGAAAAAGCTAGAAACTTATTTATATTTAGAGGAACTACACAGTTCACATTACCAACTGCTATACAACCAAGAATAGAAGTACAAGATAAAAATGGACAATGGTGGATGACACAGGCTTTAAAAAATAAATATGATGAAATACTTATTAGAAATGATTACGATTATTTTACAACAGACCAAGAGTTTGAAGCTAAGTTTGGAATTAATCCTGTTCCATTAAAACAAGCAAGAGGTGCCACTGTTGGTAAAAAACCTGTTAAAGAACATTCATTCTTTTGGTGGCAAGAAGATAATAGAAAAGATTTATTAAAACCAGGTAACTTACCAAACACAGGTGT